CATAAAAGTCCAGATGTGTGTAACCTCTCCGCCATATTGGGGACTCAGGAATTATGGCGTGGAAGGGCAACTCGGACTTGAGGAAACACCTGAAGGATATGTTGCAAATATGGTTGAGGTCTTTAGCCTGGTCCGTGAATTGCTTGCCGATGATGGGACACTGTGGCTGAATCTTGGGGATACTTATGCTGGTTCAGGCTGCGGCACAAACGATTACAGAACAGAAGCAAGCAAAAGTATAAATAAAACCGATAAGATGTATTCAAAAATCCCCCCTCAACTTCATCCTGATTTGGTGCGGTCAGTGAGAGACCAGTGCCAAGAATCCCGTGTGCCGTTCTTTTTTAAGGGATGGGGAACTTACCGAATTCTTGATGGTAAAACGCATGACGACCTGGCGTGGAGTAAAACTGACAAATGACTGACAAAGAATATATCAATCCATATAAAATTTTTAACGGAGTTTGGCTGCCACTCGGATTATTAGAGAGAACAGAACTCTCACAAGGCGCAAAACTATGTTATGCACTACTCTGCAAATATGCAGGTGAAAATGGCGCGTGCTACCCCAGTCAAGAAACTATTGCAAAAGATATAGGGATTAAAAAACGGCAAACGATTAAATACATCCATGAACTTGTAAATAATAAACTTATAGAAGTTGAAAAATTCGGCAAAAAACAAACAAACCGATACTGGTTTTTAATGCACACATGGTTGGAAGACAGCCTCAGAAAAAGCATAAAGCGTAGTGCACTAAAGCACACTTCACATAGTGCACTAAAGCACACTTCCATAGTAAGAGAATCATTTAAAGAGAATCATAATACTAAAGACCTTTTGTCTGAAAATAAATTTTCAGACGCGCAAACCTTAAATTCTTCATCAAAAAGTAAAAGGATTAAACCAAAAATTGATTATCAAACACAGATAACCGCTGAACTCCAAAAATTCGGCACTCTTAAAAATCTTGTAGAAAACTTTATTGCGGTTGCGGCAAGTCGAAACAAGACAGGCGCCATAAGCGAATCAAGATACCTGTCTTTACTATGCCAGTTAAGTGCCGTCTTAACAGCAACAGGCGATGAAGTAATATTTAAAGAAGCGCTGCTTGAGGTGATTGTTAAGGGGGTTGACAACATCAACTACCTGAAAAAAGTCATAGAATCCCAAAAGCAGAAAAAAACCAGAAAGGAGGCGAATGACGATGCAAGATTCAGTTTTCTCAAAGGGCATCAAAAAACTGGAGGCGGCGTTCAGACATCAATCGCTGAGCCAAAACACTCTTGAAATCTATTTTTCAAAACTCAGAAAAGTTGATGATGACACATGGCTCGGCGCAATAGAATCAATCATCAACAGGGAAGATTTTTTCCCGTCAATTTCCTGTTTGATGAGATATTGCAGCATTGAGCTGTCCTACGATGCAGCTGGCAGGATTTTAAAAATCGTATGAGCGCGCAAGAAAAAATACCGCCGCACAGCATAGAGGCGGAGCAGCACATTATCGGTTCTGTGATGATAGAGCCGGACAGCATCCTGAAAATATCTGACATCGTGCAGCCCGAAGATTTTTACCGTTCTGCGCACAAGACGATTTTCAGCGCGTGTCTGGATATCTACCGCCACGATGAACTTAATCTCGTGTCATTGTCTGAGTATCTCAAGAGCGGCGGCGCTCTTGAAGCATGCGGCGGCGTAAGTTATATCGCCGCAGTGGTTGAAGGAACGCCAACCACCGCGAACATAGCCTACTATGCGCGGCTCGTAAAAAAGAAAGCCATTCAGCGCCGCATTCAGCAGTGGTCAGCAGATATTCGGGAAGATATTGCAAACGGCAATGCTGATGATCTCCCCGCCTTTTTCAGCGGTATGGAAAAGGCAATTATAGATATGGCGCAGCCATTACAAACCAAGCGGATGCCTGATGTGGCGTCAATCTTGGAATCCATACGAACCCGCTGGCAAGAGGAAAAATCTGGCATACGGAAATTTATTTCCACCGATGATAAATTCAGTGCAGTTATCCCACGATATGTTCCCGGTCATCTCTGGATTATCGGCGGATACACCAGCGTGGGCAAATCAACCCTTCTTGCGCAGATGATTGCCGATGTATGCGCCGAAGGCGCAAAGACGATTGTCTTCTCGCTTGAGGATGCCTGCGAGGATAAAATAATAAAACTTCTTGCGAACCTTGCATACTGCGGACAGACGCGGCTTATGACCGGCGATGTAGAAGAGCCATATATGCAGAAAAAATTATTAGATGCAGAAAAAACCCTGCGCAAATGGGGTTTGGTTGTCTATGATGATGTTTACAATGTCGACGCGATGCGCCTCAAAATCAAAAAGCATAAACTTCAGGGCGGCGCGGATGTAGTCTGCGTGGACTTCATCCAAAATCTTTCCGGCGCAGGAACTCTCTACGAAAGGATCAGCGATGGAATTGTAAAACTGCAGCAGATGGCAAAGGAACTGGAAGTTACCATGCTCGTTGCCTCGCAGGTCAACAATGAGGCAATGCGCTCCAACAATGAAGTCATCGGGCTTAAAGGCGCCGGAGAACTTGCCGCCTCTGCCGATATTGTGTTGTGGCTAAAAAGGGTAAAAGGCGAAGGCAATGAAAAATATCTTGATGTGGAAATTAAGAAGAATCGTCCCTTTGGCAAAACCGGCATTGCCCCGCTCATGTTCAATGAAATATGGTCAAAAGTATTGAGAAGAGGATTTTAAAAACAGGGAGGACACGATGAGAGACAGCAAAAGCAGTAAGTAAGTTGCTGAAGTTCTCTAAATGCGGAGGTAAGGCATGAACGAAGCGACGCGACGTGAATCGTTCTTGACCGATTTAATGACTTTGCGGTCATTAGCGATACGACAGCATTATTACTGTGAAGATTGTTGGTATTCTTGTCCGAAGGCATTAGACGGTTGTTGTGATGACAGTCAGGGAGATGAATGTAATTGTGGGGCCGATGAGGAGAATAAAAAAATAGATGAACTATACGAGAATATTATTAAGCATATTTTAAAAAAGGAGGACATGTGACACTAAAATACATTGGTATTTGGTTGTCGGAGTCGTATTGTTCCTGGCTTTTTGGGGCGCGGTATTTTACGTGACCGCACACTTCATTTCTAAGTGGTGGTGAAATCTAACGTTCAAATTGAGGGGCAGGCCGCTTCTGGCCTGTCCCGCTCGAATGCAGGGTTAGAGGGCTGATGATATGACACAAGAACAGAAAGCATTGGAAATACTGCGAGCAATGGCTGACACGGCTGCGGCTGGAAACAGCTTGACGATTGCGGATGATTGGGGCTTTGGGTCTGGGACGCTGATTGACCAAGATGGGGCGCATACACATTTTGGAAGCGACCACGGCGAAAACGAAGAGAAGAATTTTGAGGCATTTGTGAGCGACTTGCATGGACTGCTGATTGAGAGTCGCGGACTGTCATGGGTGAAGCCCTCTAACGAAAAGGTAAGCGGCACGCCGTAGGCGTGTCCGACTTGACCGCCGGGTTATGCCGGTTTTGAGATGAATATGAGCATAGAACTTTTGAACATAGACTGCATGAAAGCCATGGAAGAGATGCCGGACAAGGCGTTTGATTTGGCGATTGTTGACCCGCCGTATGGCATTGAAAAGGAAATTTCTACTGGCGGCGGGAGTCATACCAAATCCGCCGTAAAGTTCCATCAGCTTTATTCAGAGAGCGGCAAAAAGTGGGACAAAGCACCGGGACCGGAGTATTTCAAGGAGCTGTTTCGAGTGAGCAAGAATCAAATTATATGGGGCGGAAATTATTTTGAGTTGCCGCCGTGCCGTTGCTTTGTCGTATGGGACAAGGTGCGCGTGGTCAACAATTTTTCGCAGGCCGAATATGCCTGGACTTCATTTGACCGGCCGGCAAAGGTTTTCAGGTTTTGCGGCAACGCCGGATTTATCCTTTCGCCGGAAGACGAGAAGATCCACCCGACACAGAAACCCGTAAGCCTATACCGATATTTGCTTGATGAGTTCGCGGGGCTGTCGGATAAGATTTTAGATACGCATTTTGGAAGTGGAAGCAGCGCCTTAGCGTGTTGGGAGATGGGCCGGGACTTGGTGGGTTTTGATACGGATGAAGAATACACCCGGAAAGCCCTTGCCCGCCTCGAACAGCACAAGACGCAAGGAAGCATTTTCGTATAACGTATGAGCTAAGGGGCGCAAGTCCCGCTTGAGCGATTTGTTATAAAACCGTGGCATTGGCTGAAAGCCAAAGGAGTTTGACTTTATGGGATTAGAGCTTAATAAAATATATCAGGCCGATTGTAGGACATTGGTTGAGAAGTTGCCAACAAATCTTCTTATCATCTCAGATCCGCCATACAACATTGATTTCGATTACCCCGAATACGATGATGCCATGAGCGAAGAAGAATATATTGAGATGTTTACTCTTCTCCAGCAGATGCCATGCGTATTCATCCATTACCCGGAAGAAATGATTAAATATGTCTGTAGCGGGATGGGTGCGCCGGAAGAGGTTGTTTCATGGGTTTATCCATCAAATATTAACCGGCAGCATCGAATGATAGCATGGTGGAACTGCAAACCTAATTTTTCAAAGGTCAAGCAACCATACCGCAATCAAACAGATAAACGGATACAGCAACAGATAGCCAATGGTAGCGAAGGAACGGCGATTTACGATTGGTGGGAAATAGACCTTGTAAAAAATGTGAGCAGTGAAAAGCAACCATATACAAATCAAATCCCCGAAGAAGTGATTGCCCGTATCATTAAGACAACGGCTCAACCAGGGGATGTAATAGTTGACCTATTCAATGGGAGCGGCACGACAGTCTCTGTTGCGGAGAAGCTTGGCTTTGATTGGATAGGGATTGATATTAGTGCAAGGGCAGTGGAGATAGCAAGGAAAAGGATAGGCGGGATAAACCCGTTATTTTCGGGGATTTCTGCCACGGTTTTATAACGTGTAGTTAACCGGCGGCGCGCTTTTGCGCAGTCCGGGTTGAACGCAGGGTTGGAGGGAATATGTTCGTGAAAAAATTTAGAAATTGGGTGGGAGCAATTAAATTGAAGTACGCTTTTCGGTGGCTCGAAGGCCGTGGATTGTCGGTGGTGCGAATCGTTGAAAAAGCTGGAACAAAATACATTGTTGCGCAAAATGGCGCATTTTATAAAATTGGGAAGCGCAAGCCAAGATAGCAACGCGTATGGAGAAAAACAACAAAATGGTAAACGACAACGACAAAATAAACGCGCTGTTGGCGCAGGAAGAAAACCTGCTCAACAGGGCAGTTGCAAAGACAATGGAAGCATATAATCAGGAGCCCACAAACGCCAACCTCAAAGACTGGGAGGCGGCCAGGGATGCGCTTGTAAAATGCCGGGGACGAAAGGCGGCAGAGGCGAACCCTGCTCAAGCCGCTCTTGCAGGCATCCCGGAAGTTTTGGAATATCTAAAGTCCGAAGGTTGGAAAATTGAAAAAACAAAACTCTATAATGACCAGGGCAAAATTGATAAACAAAAAGACGGAAGCATCCTCAAAAAAGACGCGGACAAATATGCCGCATATTTCCTGAAAAAACTTGACGGCTCGGATTATGAAGATATTGACCCTGCGGAAAAAATCAAATGGGAGACGGAAATTGCAAAACAAAAGGCTGAAAAACTCACAATGGAAAATGAAATCAACCGCGCCGTTTATGTCCTTAAAAGCGATGTTGAAATGCAGCTCGCAGCCCGCGCCTCATATCTCAAAGACAATCTCGGCATGGACTTCATCCATAGTTTTGCCCCGCGCATAGTAACCCTTGTGCAGGGAACCCAGGATAAAATCCCCGACCTCGTGGATATATGGTTGGAGCATATCGAAGAAGTCTTCAACCACTATTCCAAGCCAATGAAATTTGAAGTCCCGAATATAAAAACAGAGGAGACAGAAGATATTTAATGAAACTCACAGACCTTAAACCGGCGGATTACAATCCGCGCACAATTACAGACGAGCAGATGGAGCGGCTTAAAAAATCCCTTGCAGAATTCGGCGATCTGTCAGGCATAGTCTTTAATCGGCGAACAGGTAATCTTGTGGGCGGACATCAGCGGCTTAAATGTCTGCCGCCGGATGCAAAAATAGAAAAGAAAGACCTCAAAGCGAAAACCAAGACAGGCACAATAGCGCAAGGCTTTATTATTTTTGACGGCGGAGAGAAACACACATACAGAGAGGTTGACTGGGACGAGGCAACAGAGAAGACGGCAAACATCGCAGCCAATAAGCACGGCGGCGAATGGGATGACGACAAACTCGGAGAACTCCTGAAAGAACTTTCCGAAATGCCCGGTTTTGACTTGGAGCTTACAGGTTTTGATGACGAAGAATTCAACAGCATCCTTTCCCAGCTCGCCAACAGCGGACTTATAGACGACGATGAAGTGCCGGAAGTCCCCGAAAAACCGAAAACCAAAACAGGCGACTTATATATCCTCGGCAAACATAGGCTTCTATGCGGCGATGCAACAAAAAAAGATGATGTGGAGAGGCTGATGGATGGGAAAAAGGCGGATATGGTTTTTACCGACCCGCCGTATAATTATAAAGAAATTAAAGGTGGTGGAATATTTAAAAAGGAGGTATTGAAAGTTGCTCAAAAGATAAAAGATATCAGTTCATTTGATCCCGCTAATTTTTTATTGATACTGCCATATTTGTTCCATAAGAAGTCAATGAATTGCTTTATTTTTTGCAATAAAGATTTGGTGCACGATTATCTTTGTTGGGCAGTAAAAAATGGATATTCTTATAATATTTTAACTTGGCATAAAGCACATCATTTACCCCTTTCAAGCAAGCATCATTATCCAGATACGGAGTATTTGTTATATTTTAGACGAGACAGTATTTTCAATTCCGGTTTGTCGTCAGACCATTACAGAAAGTATTTTATTATGGATAATGAAAAAAGCGAAGACCATCCAACCATAAAACCAATTAAAATAATAGAAACGGAAATTAAAGTTGCCAGCAAGCAGAGGGGGATAGTAACCGATCTCTTCCTCGGCTCTGGCTCAACCCTTATTGCCTGCGAAAAGACAAACCGCATCTGCTATGGCATGGAGATTGACCCTCATTATTGCGATGTCATAGTAACCCGCTATTGCAAATACACAGGAATAAACAAAGTGAACAAAAACGGCAAGGAGATTAAGTGGAGAGCGAATAATGCAGACTGAATCCCAGATAAAAAAACCGGATTCCCGCTTAAAGACTGCGGGAATGACAGAAGGGATTCCTGCGGGAATGACAGAAGGGATTCCTGCGGGAATGACAGAGGGGGAACTCTTTATCCCCTTTGCCTTCAGCGGGGCAGAGCGCAGGGTCTTTGCGCGCAAGGAAAAACTTACGCCGAGTGAGTGGGCAGAGCAGCGCCGCATAGTAACGATGGGAGCGCATAGAGGACCGTGGCGAAACAGCATATCCCCGCATCTTGCGCACATCATGGATACATGGGCGCTGCCGCATGTCCGCGAGGTGATTATCTGCAAGTCGCCGCAGACCGGCGGAACTGAAAGTCAGTTTAATTGCGCGGCTTATGCAATGGAGAGGGACCCGTCTGTCATGTTGTTTGTCGCGCCGCGGGAGACAGACGCAAGAAAAACATCATCGGACAGGATAATCCCCATGCTCAACGATTCCCCGCGCCTGAGAGAACTCCTATCCCCAAATCCTGATGACACGGCATCACGGCGCATAAAACTCAATAACGGCGCAATCGTGTATATGGCATGGTCTAACTCAACCTCTGCGCTGGCGTCTTTTCCGGTTAAATATATTTTCTTTGACGAGGTTGACAAATATCCGCCGTTCATCGGCAAGGAAACAGATCCGATAACGCTTGGCGAGAAGCGGGCAAGGACATTCCGATACACGCATAAAATTTTCAAGGTCTCCACGCCCACGCGTGAAGACGGGACAATCTGGAAGGCATACAATAAGGCAGATGTTATTTATAAATATCATGTCCCCTGCCCAAAATGCGGCGCAACACAAATAATGAAATTCGGCCAGCTCAAATGGCCTGAAGCGGCAGCGCAAGAAGAAATAAAAAGGGAGGGAGCAGCCCGTTATGCCTGTGAACATTGCCCCGCAGAATGGACAGACACAGACAGAGACATTGCAATTCACAACGGCGAATGGCAGACAGAAAAAGGCAGGCATATAAAAAGACCCCGCTCAGTCGCATATCATCTGCCGAGCTTTATTTCGCCGGATGTGTCGCTTTCTGAAATCGTATCCGTATATCTGCAATCCAAAAACGACAAGGCAAAACTCATAGACTTTTATAACGACTATCTTGCAGAGCCGTTTATAGAAAAAATATCAGAGCGCAAAGAAGACGAAATCCTTGCGTTGCGTGATATTCGTCCGCGCGGACTTGTCCCAAAAGACATCTGCTGCCTTACAGCCGCTGTTGATACTCAGGCGCGGGGATTTTACTACGAAGTCCGCGCATGGGGTCATGGTTATGACCTGGAGTCGTGGCAAATTCGGGAAGGTTTTGTTGAAAATTTTACAGGGCTCGTGAAAATCATTTTTGACGATATGTATAAAAACGCAGACGGCGCAGAACACAAAATATCCATTGCGTTAATAGATTCAGGCGGCGGCATGGGAGATTTCGGCGTCAGCCGAACGGCGGAGGTTTATGATTTCTGCCGCAGATTCCCCGGCATAATCCCGATTAAGGGGCAGCAGCGCATGAGCCAGCCTCATAAAATCACGCAACTGGATGTATACCCCGGCACAAATAAATACATACCGGGGGGACTCAGTCTCTACAACCTTAATGTTACATATTACAAAGATTATCTTGCATCCAAACTCACAATAGCGCCGGCAGACCCGGGCGCATGGCATCTGCACAACAGCGCAACATCAGAATATGCGCGTCAACTCACAGCAGAATATAAAGATGAAAGAGGATTATGGCAATGTCCGAGAAATCGGGCAAACCACTTTTGGGATGTGTCTGTCTATAATCTCGCGGCAGCAGACATTCTCGGCGTAAAATATATCAAAAATCCAAATATACAGGAGGTAAAGAAAAATGAGAACATTTCAAAGGAAGTTGAGCCAAAATCTAAAAGAAGCCGATGGTAATCTGCCTGCGCGGGGCACGCAGACAGGTGATGTTGAGATGCCGCTGGATATTCTTTTCGGCATGAAGACAATTTGCAAGTTTTTAGGGAGGAGCGAACCAACAATCATAAAATTCATGCGGGAATATGACGACTTCCCTGTGCGCCGCGATAACGGCAAAGGCTATGTGGCATCTCGCAGTGAACTTAACAGATGGTTCAGAGAGTGGGTGAAAGAGTAATCGCAAAATTTAATGCAAGCGAAAAAATCCAATATTTTGGCTAAAAAATCCAATATTTTGGCTAAAAAATCCAATTTTTAAAAATCTCCTAAAATCCCATCTTATAATCTGTCTCATGGCAACAAACACCTTCACGACATGGTCAGCGCTTTACACGGCGATGTTAAATTCACTCGCAAACTTTGCGCCGGGCCGGGTCGCATCATTCAATTTCAACAGCGGCGCATCATCGAAATCATTCCAATATCGCACAATCCAGGAATTCAAAGAAGGGCTGCACTTTGTGAAAACTATGATGGACATAGAAAGTGGAGAAGCTGTCAGCAGAACCTATGCAAAACAAGGCGGAGGAGACAGGTGGTGATTTCTGATTTAAAAAACTGGCTCATCAAAACCTTTGACATACGCGATGTGTTTTGCTTCGGCGGGACATCCCTTATTGCATGGGGTGTCTATGATATATATCCGCCTGCCGCGTTCATAATCACCGGCGCAATCTTTTTTTATATCAGCATCATCAGGGGGACAAAGTAAGTGGGCATACTTGCAAAACTTGAAACAAGACAATATGCGGCGGCAAGGGTAACACGGCTCACAGGCGACTGGCTCCCCGCAAATCAGGACATCAACACCATAGTCCGTGATTCTGCAAAAACGATTAAGGCCCGGACCCGGCAGCTTGTCCGGGACTTCCCATATTTCAACCGCGCCATAAACAACCTCGTAAACTATACTGTTGGAAACGCCATAACATTTCAAAGTCGTGTAAAAGATGCGAATGGCGACTTTGATAAAAAAGCGATTACGCAAATTGAAGACGCAATCAAATGGGCGTATGAAGAGCTGGATGTATCCGGCAAACTGCACGGACACGAACTTGAGCGGCTCGCAAAAAGGCAGGATGTAGAAAGCGGCGAATTGCTTTTTGTAAAAACAGTTCTCAAAGACGCAAACAGATACATACCGTATTGTATTCAGGCGTATGAGGCGGACTGGCTTACATCCTCATATGCAAAACCGGCGCAGGGTAATGTAGTTGACCAGGGGGTAGAATATGAGCCGAATACCGGGAAAATAATTGCATATCACTTTGCCGTGCCGTCAGGCTTCGGCGAGACCAACATCAAATCCTACACAAAGACCCAGCGCATCCCTGCAGAGTATGTCATCCATAATTTTCAGACCTTGCGCCCCGGACAGTTGAGAGGAGTATCGCCATTTACTACGGCAATACTTGTAGCCCATGACCTTGGCGATTACATTGACGCCAATATGGATACGGCAAAAATGGCGTCAAAATATCTTGCAATTGTGGAATCAGGGGACATCGGCGGATTCCAGAAATTAAGAACCTCAACAGTAGATGATAAAAAAATAGAATCAATAGAGAATGCGATTATAGAATATTTACGCCCAGGCGAGAAAATAAATTTTGCGCAGCACAATATGCCGGGCGCATCCTTTGATCCGACCGTCAAATTTTTCCTGCGCATGGTCGCTGTTTCGACAGATACGACTTATGAGCTTCTTACCGGCGATTATGAAGGAGTAAGTTTTGCAAATCTGAAAGGAATCAGATCCGATTATGGAGTCATGCTCAAGCCGCACCAGCAGCGGCATATTAAACACGTATCTCAACCGATACGGCAGGACTGCATCCAGTGGGCAGTCATGTCCGGCAAAATTAATCTCCCCGGCTACAACAAAAACCCCCGCCACTACTATCAGGGCGTATATACCCATCCGGGTATGGAGTCCACAGATTTGCTGCGGGACGGCAAGGCAGCCATAGAGCTGATACAGGCCGGACTCATGTCCCCGCAGGAAATTGTTGCGTCAAGGGGCAGAGACTTTGAGGATGTGCTTGACGAAATAAGCGAGGCAAAAAAACTTATGGAAGCGGCAGGCGTGCCTTTTGAAAAACTATTCAGCATACCGACAGGGATGCAAAACAACCCTGCGGCGCTGGGAGCGACAACAAAGGGGGATAATCCCCATACGACTTCGCTTCGCTCAATGGGGGTAATCCCCAAAACAGGAGGTTAAAAAGTATGCCGAAAAGAGAGAATATGTTTTACCGGGAAGCCGCCTTAAAATTATCCGAAAAAAGCGGCGGACCGTCAACGCTCAACCCCGACAACCGTTCTGTAGAGGTTATCGGCGCAACCGAAAATCCATGCCCGGTTTATGATTGGGCAAGAAGTGAAATAGTCAATGAGGTGCTGCTTATGAGCGGCTGCCAATTATCCGAAAAAGGACAAATCCCTCTGCTGGACACCCACAGCCGATGGGACACCTCAAGCGTGATTGGCTCATTCAGGGAAATGCGTATTGAAAATGACAAACTCATTGGCAGGGCGTTCTTTTCAAAGGCGCAAGAAGCCGAGGCGCCATTTCTCAAGGTGTCGGAAGGGCATCTCACGGATTTTTCGGCAGGATACCGAGTGATTGAATCAAGATATATCCCTGCAGGCGAGGAGCAGAACATAGCAGGCAGGATGTTTAAAGGCCCCGTAAAAATAACCACAAAATGGGCGGTAAAAGAAATGAGCGTCTGCCCTATAGGCGCTGATGAAGCGGCAACAGTGCGGGCAACACCCGCAAATATAAAAAAGGAGGATATACCAATGGACAAAAAAGTCAGAACATTCCTCGAAAGTCGCGGCCTCCCGCAGAATGCGACTGAAGAGGAGGCATACCGTTTTCTGGAAGGTATGCCAAAAGAGCACGTACCGCAAGCGGGAGATTTAAAGATAGTGCAGATTGAAGACGCTGTCCGGACAGCAGTCCGCGCCGAGCAGGACAGGGTACTCGAAATCAGAGGACTCTGCGGGCAGGCAGGCATCGCCGATGAAGCGGATAAATTCATCAAGGACAATAAAACCGTGGAGCAGGTGCGGGTAATAGCTTATGACAAGCTCCTTGCCAAGGTCCCGACAGCAGGCGGCGCTGGATACAGAGCGCCCATAGAAATGGGGGCGGATGAAAGAGATAAGTTCAGAGCAGCCGCAACAGATTCAATTCTCATCCGGTCAGGCAGAGAAATTGAAAAGCCGGCAGACGGCAGCAGAGACCTGCTCGGTTTCAGCCTGAAAGAACTTTCAAGAGAATCGCTCCGAATAGCCAACAAGCCCGCAAACGGCGATGCACTGGAGATGATAGGCAGGGCATTAACCACAAGCGATCTGCCGATTATACTCTCCAATGCCGCAAACAAGAGCCTGTTTGAAGGCTTTGAAAGCGCAGAGGAGTCATGGGAAAAATGGTGTGATACCGGCTCGGTATCAGATTTCAAAACCAACACAAGCGCCCGCGCATCCGAGACCGACGACCTCGATGAAATCAGAGAAGAGGACGAATACAAATACGGCGCAATGAAAGAAGCAAAAGAGGAATACAGGATTGCCACCTACGGAAAGTTGTTCAAAATCTCAAGGCAGACAATCGTCAACGACGACCTTTCGGCGCTTAGCGATATTCCAAGAAAGCACGGCGAGGCGGCATCAAGGAAAATCGGCGACATTGCTTACGCAGTCCTCACAGCCAATGCCGCAATGGGAGACGCTGTTGCCCTCTTTAATTCCGGCCACGGAAATCTTGGCACAGGCGGAGTTGTAAGCGAGACAACAATCGGCGAGGCAATCAAGCTGATGAAACTCCAGAAAGACCTGAACGGCAAGAGACGGCTCAACATCAGGCCGCAGTTCTTCCTGGCGCCCGTAGCCATTGAAGGCGCATCGGAGGTCTTTTTCAACTCCATGCAGTTTGCAGGGGACAACAAGGCCGCAACCAGAGCCAATCCATACAGCGGCTCGTATTTTACAAGGGTTTATGAGGCAAGACTTGACGATGCAAGCTCAGTGATTTGGTATCTTGCCGGACCAAAAGGCAAGACAGTCAAGGTCTTCTTCCTAAACGGCAACAGAACGCCGTATCTGGAAACAAAAGAAGGCTGGAACATTGACGGCGTGGAATTCAAAGTCAGGATAGACGCAGGCGCAAAGGCAATGGACTGGAAGGCGCTTATCAGAAACGCAGGGGCATAAATAACAGGTTAAGGTTAAGGTTAAGGTTGAAAGATTAAAGTTGTAGGATTAAAGATTAAAGTTGTAAGTTATAAGGTTTAAGTTTTTACTTTCAACTTTCAACTTTCAACTTATCTCAACAGCCTCAGCCTTAACCTTAACATAATTTTAAACAAAAAAAGGAGGTTGCAATGAAAAATTATATTCAGGAAGGCGAAAGAATTCAATACACCGCCGGCGCCGCCATAACATCCGGGCAGATGGTGCTTGTGAGCAAAAGACTCGGCGTGGCAACAGCAGACATTGCCAACGGCGATGTAGGCGTGCTTGCGATGGACGGCGTTTACGAAATCGCAAAGTTGTCCACCGATGTTGTTGCGCAGGGAGACCTGCTCTACTGGGACAACGTCAACAGCAGGCTTACCCTGACGGCTACAAGTAACACACTGGCAGGCTACGCCCATGCCGCCGCAGGCAATGGCGTAACAACAGTAAAAATCAGAATCAACAGGTAAGGCAGAAGGTATGGGGACAGTATAGGGACTGTCCCTTTATCTACTTTATCTAAAACTATGTCCACACAATCAGAACTTGAGCAAGAATTTTTTGAAATAGAAGAAATGGATTGGATTGACGCCATTTTACTTTCTGCCGGCGCAGGGTCAAAGGCAGTTAAAATCCAGTTTGACAATGAATATCAGCCGGTCAATATACACACGGGCATTATTGAAAGCGCAAGACCTGCCGCGTTGATACAAACATCGGATATTGAAGGCGGTGGGCATGATGCTTTGGAGATAGATGGTATTACCTACAACCTTATAGAAATTCAAAAACAGAATCAAAGTATATTCACAATTTTAATTTTAAGCAAGGATGCATAAATGGCAGACAGCAAAAGACAACAGCTTATTGATGCAATAGACGCAAGATTCAAAACCATAAAAACAACCAACGGCTACGAAACCGAGCTTGGCAATAATGTCTTTGCATGGCGTTCATCGCCCATAGAGGCGGCAGAATTGCCATGTTTACTTTATCGGGATACGAACGAAACCATAGAACTCACAATCGGAGCGCATATCCATACATTGACTATAGAGACGGAAATAATCACATCAGGGGGAACCGCCATAAAAGACATCCGCAAAATGCTTGCAGATATAATCAAGTGCATCGGCGCAGACCTGACATGGGGCGGCATCGCAGAAGACACACTGCCTGTTGCAGGCGAGGACATCAAGATAGAACAGCAGGAAAACATCATTACAGGCGCAAAGCTCTCATTTGCGGCGCAGTATGTCACCGAGCCGTTCAACCCTTATCAGTAAAGAGTGGACGCTTCACAGGAGGCATTATGAAAGTCATCTGCAAAATATCACATGAGACAATGAATAGCGAAACAGGCGGATTCCGCAGATTTGAGGCAGGCAAGACATACGATGTAGAAGAGCCTGACCTTATGTTTTTTGATAAGGGGACTGTCCCTATTTACGGCTTAGAGGATGAAAAAGGGAAGCGTAGAATAGGGACAGTCCCCGATAAAAAGAAGGAGGTAAAAAACGATGCTGACTAAAAAGGGGTGGGATAGAAATTTGATGCTAAGCCTCTTTAAAAAAGAGGCGGCTTATGATGCAGGCGTTACCATGAGCAACGCAAATGCGTGCAGCATGAAAGGCTTTGAAGTAACGATAGATTGGGACGACAAGGTGCAGGACGACAAAGACGCCATAACCGGGCAGGAGTTCGGCACAGACCAGGAGTTTATTACACAGGCAGTCAAGCTGTCGTATAAAGAACCCAGGGCGAAACCCAACTCGCTCATAGGCCTCGCCGCTCTGGCCCTCGGCGATATTACCAGCACGCAGGATGGCGCATACACCGCATACAAACATAAAATCAAGCCCATTGCATCAGGCAGCGCCCTTGCCTCAATCCAGGCTGAGGAAAAATTCGGCGGAATTCAATACGCATACAAAGGAGTCAAATGCAACACGCTAAAAATTGCAGGCGAGGCCGGCGGCTATATATCTTTTGAGGCAGGGCTGCTCGGCTCAGGCACAAGGGCGACATCTGCAACTGCCTTCGCTGCTGCAATTACAGAAAGCTGGCTCAAAATCAACAAATGCAAGGTCTGGCTCGAAGACGGCACAGACATATCCATATCTGCAACCCTTGTTCAGGATGCAGAAGACATATCCAGCGCAACGCCTGTGGATCTAAAAACCCGCATGAAATCCTTTGAATTCAACTGGGACAATGGCATGGAAGGGCAGGAAGGCTTTGCCGGCGCAGGGGTTTTTCAGGACATAGATTATGGCCGGAGAAAGGCAGACCTGAAATTTAGTCTGCTTTTTAGCGACGGCACAGAACTCAATCACTTTTTGAACCAGACCCCGCTTGCAATAGAATTTGATTTAAAGGGGGCGCTCATTGCCGCAGGCGGGACAATGTATTATGGCGCGCAAATAATCATCCCGCGATTTAAGCTTAAGAAGGCGCCGCTCCCAAAAGGCGGAGTCAACGACATACTCACATGCGATTTTGAGTGCGATGTGCAGAACGATGGAACAAATCCCGTTGTCCTCATCGAAGGATATAACGCAGTAGCGGCATATCTGGCAGCATAAAAAACAAACATAGGAGAACATCATGGCAAAACTTACGAATGAATTAGAGGCAACAGTAAAACTCGGAGGCGAGGACGTCAACATATACCTCCGGAATCCGTCTAATGAGGAAATGAACGACTTTCTTTCAAAAAGGTATGACGTATCCGCCAACAAAAAAGGCGGCAAAGTCAAAGACAATTCCTTGCTTGCGCGAGCGAATTTTTTTGACAATCTCGTCTCAAAGATAGAAAACCTTGAAGATGCGGAAGGCAAGGCAATTACAGCAGAGCGCAAGGAACTCATACCTTCTAAATGGAAGAACGACATCATCTTCAGACTGTTTGAAGACACGGACATAGAAATAAAAAATTAATAGAGGATTTTAGGCTTCTCTGTGAGCAGTCTAAAATCCCTGATTGCGAAAGATGCACAGTCTATGAAGATAACCCGCAAGAATATGCAGAAAAAGAAATATGTCCGCAATGCTGTTGGCAGCAGGAAATCAAAGAGCCGCTCATATACAAGCTCCTTGAATATCTCTCATTGCAGGACGCAGGATGCCCCATAGGCAGGCATGAGTTGGGCAATACAGAATGGCAAATGCTCGGGGCCATAAAAACCGAGCGTGAAAAAAACGCAATAGAAGAGGCAAAGAAAAAACAAGGATAAAACAATGGCGCAAATCGGCGAAGGCAAAGGCATAACAATTGTAATCGGCGCGGATGACCAGACAAAGGCGGCGTTCCAGTCTGTAAAACAGGGCATGGAAGACATGGGCAGCACAGCCAATAAAATGGCCATGCAAGCTGAGCGGTATGAGCGTCACTGGTTAAAAATGTCTGTCGGTATTGTTACGGCAGTCTATGCGATCAGGAAGGCGTGGAACCTGATGGAAGATGTTGCCCAATTCAACAAACAATATGAAGAGATGCAAAAATTAACCGATGCAATCAATGGATTCAAGACATTCACAGATAAACTTATTCTTTCCGTA